CAGCTTTACCTTACCGGGACTTGGAGTGGAACGTGACGCTCCAGCTACCACCTGAGCAGGTTTAGACGGTTGTTCCTGCACCGGATTCTGATTACCGAATTTGTGAGGAAACGCCTCTTTAATTCGGTTGTCAATTTCATTATAAAATTCTGGATCACTTGGATCAAACCCTTCTTCTTTTAATTCTGCATCCAGAGCAAGAGCAGAAGCGGTCATTACCCTATCTTTACCAAACCAATCATTATTCTGTGACCACTCTATCGCTTTTGGATCTGCTGCATTTTGTTGTGGAGCAGGTTGTACTTGCTGTTGAACTGGTTGTGGTTCCTGTTCAAACTGAGCTTTCGTAGCACCAAGAGATTTAAGATCATTTTGGGCTTCATTTAAAAACTCTTGTGCCTGAAGTATCTTTCCTGTATCTCCCTCATCGTGTGCCGATTTATATGCGGCTCGTGCCAGTTCCATTTTATCCGTAAGTTGCTTCTCATTCGCATCAAGATGCAATTTACTTATATTGGAAAATTCCTGTTCTCTCGTACTAATTTTACCAGTTAATTCCTCATTTTGTCTTATAAGTTGAGAGATCTGATCATCACGATCTTTCCTCTGTTTAATTAACTGACGTATTCTTTTCTGAGCACCCTTCGTTTCTATACCATCAAGTTCTTGTGGCTCTTCTTCTTTTGGTTCAGTATCGGAAGGTGCTTCCGTCTTTAATTCTTCTTCTACTTCAAATTCTACTTTATCCTCTTCTTTTTCTGGACTAGAGGCTTCAACTTCGGTCCATTCTTCTTTATCAATCATTTCAATTCCTTTCGCTGCTTACGAAGCATACGTGTTCACGTTCTTACTTTATTATACTATAAAATAATCTCAGATGCAAGTATCAAGATCCAGAAGTTAAATTAAATGTAGGATCTAAATCTCTTGGATGTTCCACTCTGCATATTACCTGATCATCAAATAAGAGGATCAGTCTGACAGATTTATAGAATAACTTTTGACCGGCATGTTTGGCATAACAAACAAAGTCTCCTTCACTACACCAAGAGCCATTGGGAAATTTTATCTCATCTTGATAAGCTAATTCTCCTATGGATAGAACCTTTCCTACTGTGGTAAGATAGGCCATGTCATCTCTGGTTGAATCGGGAAGTACTATTCCTCCCTTTGTTATTCCTTTTATACTTACTGGTCTTACCAGAATATGATATCCCGGTAGTTCTGGCAGAGGCTTTGGATCTTTAATCTCATCCTCTGTAATCCACATATCATTTTTGATAGCGTTACCTAAATGTACCTGTTGCATTTACTCCTCTTCGTCGTACATACGACGTTTAATTATAGTTGTAAAAATTTCTCTTGACCATTCAATTCCTTGAATATGTCCTACAAGTTGTCTGTAATTTGCAAAACTTTCAGCACTACCACCTGCGAGAATATTTTTCAATCTGTTTAATTCTTCATTGTAGTCTTTTATTACTTCATCCCAAATTTCCATTAAGATATAACCAATACCAATATTACCATAATAAGGATTCCAAAAACAATCCAAGATGATGGATCAAGATTCTTAAAAAATTTATTCATTATGACCTTACTGGTTTGGGATATTTCCATCCTGAATCGGGACGTTCGTTTAGAACACCTTTGCGTGCTCTTGCACCAGCTCCACCATCATCGATAGAACGTTTGGTAAAGTCACCATAAAGACCACTATCTTTATTGGGAACATGTTCTGGATAACCATTGGTAATTCCACGATCATCGTTCTTTACATGTGTGGGATATCCATCGGTCTTACCTTTTTCGTCATTGGGATAATGTACTCCTCCATATTTAGGCATCTTCTTCTCCTTTAGTTTCTTGTTCAATAACCTTATTAACCAACTCCAATATCTTTATATTTTTATCAGATTCAATCTGGTCTGCTTTCTCCATAATTTTTGCCTTTAAACTATTCTCATCGAGATTAGCTTTCTGCTGTCCAAGTGCTATCTTGATCATCATATCCAAAGATTTCATTTCAGACTTCTGATCTTCCAAGGCAGACTTGGATAGAAGTTCTACAGTCTTCATGGTTTCCTTACTGGCTCTGTCAAGATCAGCTTTCTCCTTACGGAAACTTACTTGATGACCTTCAGATACAACTTCCTTCATAAGTTTGGCTTCTTCCAGTTGAAGTTTCTGTGCGTCCAATGCAGCTTCAGCAGCATTATTGGCGGCATCCAGTTGTATCTTCTGTTGTTCCAGTTCAACCTTCTTCTGTTCCAGTATGACAAGTTGCTGTTCTGGTGACTTTGCCACACCAGCCTTATTCGCATTTAGTACTTGCTGTGCAGCATAGACCATCGCACCTTCTACAACTTCAGGTGTTTGCTCTACAGATGATTCTTCCAAGGCATTCTTGGCAACACCATCCATTTGCTCCTGATACTTATGAACCATGTGCTCCTGAATATTCGCTTCCAATATTGGTCGAACACGCTGCATAGTAGGACTACCACCATTCATTGGATCTTGAAGATAGGCCATCTTTACCTTTACATGTGCATCATGATTCTGTCCTGTGAAGGCGGCAATTGGTATTCCCTTTACTGCGGCCATAATATCAGATACTGGATCAAGATCTGCTGGCTTAATCTTCGGTGGAAGTATTTCTTCCAAATTCGGCATGTTGGCAGCATTAAGAATTGTTCTACTTAGTGCTTCCATATTGAACAAGCCGGGAGGAGACTGCTGGGCCATTTGCATGGCCATTTGTGCAATCATAAGACGGTGAGCATTGGATGGAATGTTTGGATCGCTAACGGGGATAACGTCCACTCTTCCATCGAAATCGGATTTAAAAATGCTCCGATTTTCAAATGGCACCTCATATGGATATTCACTTGGCAGATAATCATAGTCGATTCTAGCCAAGATCCTAAATTCATCTCTCTGCGCCTTATGAAGACGCTTGTGAATTGCGGAGAAAAATTTACTGGAGGCTTCCAGTAATGCCATTGTCGTCCCTACAGGACCATAAGAAGATGCTTCCGATACCATTTGTTCTGTACTGTCGGCAAACTTCTGACCTGCTTGGGTTACAAAACCCAACATCTGAAACAGTGTCGAGGAAGGCTCTTTGTATGGGAGAGCAACGATAGCCTTCGCCAGATCAATACCTGTAGATTCAACTTCTTTAAACTCACCGGGGCTGATTGGATCATTATTACCAACCATTCTAACACCCTTGGCCTTAAATCCTCCCGGCAGGTTCGCAAATTGACCTGCATCAATGAGGCTTCTCATTGCTGCTGTAGCACTCATGGTAAGATTACCAAGGAAGTGCATTAGGCCAAACCCGTAGAAACCAAATCCCGGTACGAATCTATAATGGACAAAGTGACTTATCTTTTCCTTGTTCGTGTCATCAGATTTATAGTTTCTACGAATACATAAAACTTTTCGTGACTGCTCTTCCACCGTTACAATATAGGGAAGAGCTATTCCCTCTTCTGAATTAGCCTCATCTATCTCCAGATAGCAATGTTGTTCCAGTAGAACATATTGTGGATCTGCATCTGCCGTTGGAGAGAAACCCAGTATCGTATCCATCTTGGATGCAAAAGCTGTAGGTTGTGGATTAGTTGCATCTGGTAAATCCTCATCTGCATAGATACCGGAACGAACATCCTTTGCCAGATCGATAGGACTGCGATAGATTACATGAGTATATCTATCGGCCTTGGACAAGTTACTTGAATAATAGGATACGTAGAATTGATCAATAGGAACAAATTCAGATACTGGACGTTTAAGATTTGCATCGTAATATACTTTTTTAAATGCAGATCCAATAAGTGGAAGATGGAAGAGCATCTTTTCAAATTCGTCAAAGTACTCTGGCATCTGCTCCGTGAGCTGATAGTTCATAAAGTTCTTGACACGATTGGCTTGATTTTCCCTGGCAGGAGTTGACTTGCCAAGTATCTGTGTCTTAATTGGTCCAGCCGATGGAAAGAGTTCCTGTGATGCTTTGCTTTGGAATTTAACTGCTGATTCCACCAGTAAGGGATGGACGGCAGTACATGCTCCTTCAAATGGTTCGGAAGATTCCTGTATCTTTAGACCTAGTAGGTCAAAGCCTCGCTCAAACATAGATTCCCATTCCTGTCGGGAATTTTTATCCGCATCATAATTGGTGTATACTTCATTTGCAATTTCATCTAACTTACTATCGTCCATATTTTCAGCAAGATTTTCATACCATTCTTTTATAGGAGCATCTGCTTCCATTACAACGGTACGATTAAAATCTACTGTGACACCACCATCAGGTTCCAGTTCAAATGTTGCCTCCTGTTCTGTGTCTACCTCAACAGGAGTTAGTGGAACAACATTCGATACTTCTTGTGGTATCTGTTCAAATGGATTTCGTTCAGTGGCCATATATTTCCCCATTAAAAATATTAAAGTTTCCCATTCTTATATTATACACCTAAGTTCGCCAATATGCAACCCTTTTTTGTTTTCTTTCATCATCATCCCATTCTGGATCTTCAGGATGTGTAAGATGCCATGATTCTTTCATGAAGTGGATTGCCATTGTAAGGGCATCTACTTGATCATCATGAGCTGCATTGGGAAACTGTATTAGTTCTTCCACGAGATCATCAGCCCATCTTTTATTCTTTGGTATCCATACCTTTCCAGCTTCCATCATGGGAGATGCTGCATATACTCTGCTGACTTTATCCCTATCTGGTAGATATTCCCTTACGGGTAGTCCACTTCTACGCATATCCTGTATTAGTGATTGACCACTGGCTTTCTTCTCTATGACGCATACGTCTGGTTTAAACTCTTTGAATAATAATTGTGATATTCTTCTTAGTTCAGGATATTCATAACGGCCTTTCATATTTCCCAGTAGTATTAAATTGGATATGTAGGCTTCTCTACCATCTTCATCTTCATCGTACATGGAGAATATTCCCCACGTTTGAATTACACTAAAGTCTGCTGTGGTTCGGGTGGAGAAAGCTGTATCATATGTTTGTAGTATGAAATCACACGTCGGAGGATCTTCATATTCCCACCATTTTATCCATTTCTTCTTTATAAGTCCACCTTCTTCTGGAGTTGGGTTCTGCATATACAGAGCATTCCA